TTTACTGCCACCCGACCCCCCGCTCTAGTCGCATGGGGTATCGTCGGGGGCGTCTGATGTGTTTAAGAGACAGGCCGGGGCCGCAAACATTGGCCGTAGCACGGAGTAAAGACAAACGCTGTCGTGAGATTCTGTTCGGTGGTGCGCGTGGCCCGGGCAAAACAGACGCCAGCATTGCCATACTCGGCGATAGATTCCCCGACCCTCGAGCCAAGCAACTGGTGATTCGTCGCAATGCAGAAGACCTATCGGATTTCGAAGACCGTGCCAGCCTTGCGTACAAAGCCATGGGCGGCAAGCTACGACGCAAACCAATGACATTATCGGGCAAAGGCACTGGGCGCATTCTGGGCGGCCACTTGAAAGACGACGACGCCTATGCCAAGTACCAAGGGCATGAGTACTGCCGCATAAACATCGAGGAGCTTACGCAGATACCTCGCGAGAATATGTACGTCAAGCTGATTAGCTCGGCACGCTCGAAGTACCCTCACCTATTCCCACAGGTATTCAACACCACCAACCCGGGCGGTATTGGCATGGCATGGGTAAAGAGGCGATTCGTCACACCAGGCCCCAACACTACGTGGCGCTATAAGCACGAGTACCACTGGTATGATAAGGACGGCAACCCTCAAGTCACACACTGGCAAACTATCATCGACAAGGAAACAGGCCTCTGGCGTGCATACATTCCGGCCACTATCGACAGCAACTCTATTCTGCTCGAGAGCGACCCGGAGTACGTACGACAGCTCGAATCACTCAAGCACACAGACCCCGAGCTATATGAGGCGTGGCGCAATGGTAACTGGAACATTCAATTCGGCGCAGTGTTCGATGAGTTTAGGCAGGGCTTGCATACCTACCGGCGATTCTATGACTGGGGTATCGACGAGGAAACATTCAAGAGTCGCGCACTGTTTAAGATTGCCGGCATGGACTGGGGCTACAATGACGAGTGTGTGATACTCTGGGCGACATTCGATTCAATCACCGAGAAAGAGGAGCGTGCATTCGTATACCGCGAGAAACACGACAACCATAAGCACCCAAGGTGGTGGGCGAAAGAGTTCGTCAAGATACAGCAGAATGACCCGGTGGACGTTCTGGCGCTGCCACACGACGCATTTTCGCACCTCGGAGGCAACAAGCCTATCGCTGACGTGTTCAAAGAGGAACTCGAAGTATTGCCACCCGACATGCGGCCAAAGATTGTACGTGCTGACAAGCTGAGTCGTGACATCAAGAAATCGGCTATCAACTCGCTGCACAACATGTTCGCACCAAGCTCGGACGGCCGACCGGCACTGCTGATTCACGAGCTATGCGAATACCTCATCGAAACGCTGCCTACCATAGTGTACAAAAAGGAATCAGGTGGCGAGGAACTCGACCCGGCCAACGAAGACCACGCACTCGACTCGCTATTCTATACACTACTGACGGCGAACAAAGAGCGCGGCATACTGCTCAACAAGTCGGAGCTACGCGCCAAGCGCAAAGAGTCGTACATTGCCGGAACAAACACCACAGCCAAAGACCTCGGCATTGACACGGCCACGCTGATTCGCAATGCAACCAAGAAACGTAGTGGCGACTGGCGTACGAATTAGCTTATTTCAATAGAGGCGATTGTGCATTAGCGTGATACAATCAGTAGTAAGAAAGGTATTGCAATGGAAGACGACACAAACGTATTCACCGACCCAAGCGTAGACGTAGTAACCGACCAGACCGGCGTTGTGGACGACCGACCGTTGCTCAGTATCGACACGCCAGACCGCGAATTGGTGATGAACTTTAATCGCTGGATTAGCGACAGTAAAAAGTACTGGAATGATAAAAAGGGCTACAACCTCGAAGACGCTCGCAAGAACAACGAGCGCTACTACCTCGGCAAGCAGGTAGACACCAGCAAGCTATACAACTACCAAGTGCCATACATCGACAACCAAATCTATGTGGGCGCGCAGGCAGTCATGGCCTACGTGTCTGGCCAGTCACCGTCATGCGACATCGTACCAGAGGACGACACTACACAATCGCAGGTAATGGCTCAAGACCTCGAAACAGCCGTCAACATTCACACCGACCGCCACCAGCTGGCCAAAAAGGTGAAATCTGCAATCAAGAATATGTACACCAAGCGCATTGGTGTTATCAAGCTCAAGTGGGACGATAATATCAACGACATCATACCTATTGCGGTAGACCCCGACCGGCTTATTCTCGATAAGGACTGCAAACTCGGCGAAGAGCCGTCATTCATTGCTGAGATATGCACCGACTCTGTTGCTGCACTGATTAAAAAGTTCCCGGGCAAAGAAGAAAAGATTATGACCGCGCTCGGCCGCTCACGCAAAACGCCTAAGCTGATGAACGAAATCGTAGCCTACAACGAGGTATGGTTCACCGATGAGAGCGCAGAGTATGGCGAGCAGGAATGTGTCGCATGGTACTTCAATGACGTGGTACTCGACAAGATGAAAAACCCGAACTACCTCTATGACAAAGAGGGAGTTGCTATTCAGAACTTCATCGACGCACCTACCAAGCCGTACGTATTCTTTAATTACATCAACGACGGCTCGAGCCTCATTGACCAGACCACACCAATCGAGCAGGCGATACCATTGCAAGATATTCTCAACAAGCGCGGCCGACAAATCATCGAGAATGCCGACACTGCTAACTCTATACTCGTACTCAAGAGTGGCTCAATTAGCACTGAGGACGCCGGTAACATCACTCGCGACCCAAATCAGGTACTTATGCTCGACGCACCGCCAGAGCAGCCTATCAACAGCGCATACGGCGAAATAGCACCACACTTGCTACCGAATTATGTGATTCAGGACTACCAAAACATCAAGAATAGCCTGCACAATATACTCGGTACGCCGTCACAGTTCCGTGGCGACGATTCAAAGCGCGACGTAGGTACACTCGGCGAGGCGAAAATGATTCAGAGCCAAGCCGGTGGCCGACAGGACGAGATTGTACGCGAGGTAGAGTACTCGATTGACCGATATTACCGCCTACTCGTACAGATGATGAAAGTCTATTACGACGAAACCAAGCCATTCGCTGCACGTGATAACGACGGCAAGTTTATTTATGTAGAATTGTCGCGTGAAAGCATGCCAAACATTGCAAGTATCTCGGTATCACACGGCTCATTGCTACGAAACGACCGCGAACGCCAAGAGAATGTGTCGATGACCCTTGCAAAAATGGGACTGATTGACCCATACAACCTATTCAAAGACTTGTCGCTCAAGGACGCAGACAAACGATACGAGGCGCTCGTCAAGTTTAAGGTAGACCCAACCACTCTTGTGTCTGATGTCAAGAGCGAGGTAAATGACCGCGAGGCATACATAGATTTCGCAGTGATTATGAACGGCCAAGAGGCAGAGCCACGCAAGGACATTCAACCAAGCTATATTCTGGCCATGCGCAAGCTGATGATGACCGACCAGTTCCTATATGCACCACAGGACAAGCAACAGGCGCTCATGGCGTACATCGAAGACGCAGTAATCGGACTCGCACAACGTGCCAAGCTCGAGGAGGCTGACCAGCAAGGTATTCTCATCGACCCTAACACGCCTATCACGCCAGAACCACCAGAATTGCCACCGCCAATGCCACCACAGGGTATGCCGGGTATGCCAATGCCGGGCGGTATGCCACCTCAAGGCGGCGCACCAATGCCAATGAACGCCGGGCCGGTAATGCCACCAGTAGAGCCTAGCGGTTCAGTAATGTCTAATCTAATGCCGGGTATGTAGATATGAATGGAGGTGTACTTAGCGGCCTGTTCAAGAAGTTTCTTGCCGGTACAGGCGATGATATTGCCGCAAAGGTGTCGAGCCAATACGGTGATGATGTGATTCGCAACCTAGCCACGAGCAGTGCTGACGACATAGCCGCCAAGCAGGGCAATCTAATTGCCACACATCAACTCACGGCCGACAAGTTGCGCGGCGCAGCTGATATAGGCGGATTCGTGCAACCGTCAATGGCTGTAGTTGACCCGAGCAAGGGTACAAACTTTTTGCCGGGCAGTGATTTCGGCGACATTGTTATGGTATCGAACCGCAATACAATTGACCCAGCACGCAAGGCGGCCAAAGCAGTAATTGGCGACCGTGATATTTATTCGCCACGATTCCCGGAAACAACGTACACGATAAACGAGGCAGGACTCGATGACCTTGTGCAGCGTTCCGGCAAATCGAAACAGTCGGCACTATCGAATATCGATCTTAACAGTGACGAGCCACAATATCTAGGGTTTATGCAAGATATGTACCGCAAGGAAGTACCGAGCGCGGCTGACATTCATACGTTCGACCTACGCGATATGCCGGAGTTCCAAAAGTATGCGAAAGAGGCATTAGACAGCGTACGTGGCCAGAAAATGCTAATTCACGAAACACCGTCGGGAGCGAAAAAGCAAGTGCCATTTAGTGCAGAGAACGCCAGCAAGGTAATGAACAAGAGCAAGACTGTCGGTGGCGAAAATGGCTGGCACGACCCCTCGACCGAGGCTTATCACGGCAATACGACGATGTTCAATAGCCTTGATGACCTCTATAAAAATCGGTACAGATTCGTCGACTCAGAAACTGGCAACGAAACAAAAAGTAGACTTATGAGTGCCGTGGCTGATATGACGAACAACGACAACATACGTCTGGCGACCGGCTACCCTGATGAGCTAGTGGCCGACGCATTGTCTGGTGGCAAGTTTTACGACGACGTGATAAATGGTATGCACCCGAATGTGAGGGCGCAGCTTGACGAACTACGCTCGGTGTACCAGCAAGTACCTACGACCTATTTCGAGGCCAAACCACGCCGTGTAGTGGGTGGTAACGAGTTCTACGGTGCATACGTGCCGGAAAACGCGCCACAGTCTGTCATAGACGACCTGCAACGACTCGGAGTTACTAACGTCAATCGCTACCTAGACGCCGGCGACCTCGACCTATCACTCGCACAGCTCGCAAAAGAGGGTAAACGTGGCATATCACCATACGTACTAGGACTCGGTGGTATCGTGCCGGCCGGTGGAATACTCGGCGCTATGTTCTCTGGCAATGGCAACGACCAACAGCCTATGGCGTGATATAATACGGCCAGAGGCAGATAGCCTCCTACGAGTCGAAAGGACACACACTATGCAATATCGCCACGAGCGAACCGAGCAGTCCCTCACGACCTAGGAGGTGGTCGCTATCTCGTCACTGGCAGCCTGACGTAAACTGGCTGCCCTTTCATCTTGTGATATTATAGTAGTACCCCACGCTCGCAAGGCGCACCGTTTCCAGTGGTGGTGGGCGGTGGCACAGCTCACGCTTAATATGGGGCAGTATCGGGGTAGCATGCAGGATTAGGAGCGGTTCAATTCCGACCACCCCGACCAAAATTATCTATTGGCCTCTGTTCATACAGGGGCTAATTGTGTTTTTAACATTAGCTTGTTATAGTAGTAGTGACAATAATAAGGAAAGGGTAGAGCATGGAAGATGACCTCGGTACAATCGCAGAAAATGCGCTGAACGAGCTAGAGCAAGCCGACGCTGCCGGTGATACACCACCGACACCACCAGAGGGCGACGCGCCAAATGGTGATGACGCCGGCGACCAGCCAAACGAAGACGATAAAAACGATGATACACCAGTAGGTGGGGAAGACGACGATGTTGAAAAAGGCAAAGCCTCGGAAGACAATGACGGCGAGGAAGATGACCCAAATAAAGAGTCGGAAGACGAAGACGACCCTACAAAGGGCGTAGCACCGCAAGGAAAACAAGCACAGGAACTCACAGATGAGGAACTTTTAGCCGAACTCGAAAAGCGCGGCAAAAAGCCCGAGCCTAAGAAAGAGGACGAGCAACCGAAAGAAACACCTCGACCTCGTGAAGTGCCAGAGGACGTATGGGGCGACATGAACGAGTTCCAGCGCACCGTGTACAATAAGCTGCCATTCATCGAGATTCGTGACGAAGCCGGCAAGTCATACCGTGTCAAGCACAACTCACAGATTCCAGCTGATTTCCCATGGGCGAGCGATGAGGCCAAAAACCAATTCTACGCAGTCGACCTACCGGCTCAGTCTGTATTGGCCGAGCGTATCGGTATACAACTACAGGGCGTATCACAGCAACAGCAGGAACAGGCCAAGTTCCAGCAAGAGGCAAACGAGGTCGTGCGTGGCGTCGATAAGCTGCAGGAGCAGGGTATCGTGCCAAAAATCACAGCAAAGCCAAACACACCGGAGTTCAATAACGACCCGGGCGTGCAGCGAGCAAACGACATTCTTAATTTATGGAATGAGTACAGGGGTCGTGGCGAAACTATTTCAATCGAAACAGCCGGCCAGATATTCAAAGCGAATCACCCGGAACTGTACCAGACCAAGCCTACGAAATCACCAGCCGACGCAGAGCGCAAGCAAAAGTCGCGTAACATTGCCGGTACTGCCGGTCGTGGTACTGCCGGTGACGCCAAGGGCAAAGAAAAAAGTCGTGCATGGCCAGTCGGTACGAGTGCCGCTGACATTGCCGACGCGTACGCAGACCAATTAGATTAACTATAAGCAGGAAACAATATTATGGACAACCAAGACCGCACAGCCAATATCGAGCAACAGCTGCAAGAGCAACTGCTCGAGGGCGTACAAGGCTCAGTAAAACAAGCAGGCAAGATTCGCGACCAGTTGCGCGAAACATTCGAGCCGTATGATTTCGTTACCGTCATGAACCCATTCGACCACCCGACAGGTTGGGCGTATGTCGACCCGGGCGATGAGGTTGTCGAGCGGCCAGACAAGACCACCAAGCGCGTGCAGCACGGTAGCCCGAAGACTCGCATTCTCAAGGTGGGCGAGAAAGTCGTCATTCACGGTTGGGAGGCGTACATCGCTATCGGCCGTATGGCCCAAGACGGTGCACAGGAAATGGGCGACGGCACGACAGTAGTGTTTTCATCAACGATCGAAATAGATAAGATCATCTGCCAAACGTACCACGGCCTGTTCGACTCTAACCAAAAGCAATATCGCACACAAGCAGGCGCGCCAATGGT